CTTTCGGGCACCCCGCGGGGACTACAGTTGTAGTAACCGGCGGTAAACCGTGTCCTCTAACTAAGTCTATTCTCGATGGAGGATGTACCATGGCTAAGAAATCTGCACCTACTCCTCTTAAATCTGAGGAGCAAGTAATACGCGAAATGGTGGCACTCGAAAGTGACATTAGATCGCATATTATTGGCCTTAATCGGGCCATCGCTAAACTTGGCTCACCTGAAGAGATTCAGGCTGTCAAGCGCGATATTGTGCAGTTTCTTCAGTCTGGTATCATCCCTCCTTCGGGTTGGCTTGGTTGAGGATTTAGGTCCCTATCGTTTTGCCCCGGGAGGGGCTCGGTTTCGTGTGAGGATATGACAACAGTATACCTTTTTAAGGATCGAGGTACCCAGCGTCGTCAGAACTTTGAAGCGGGCACTGACGTTCTTGATTCCCCCGGCTCGTATCAAACTACGTCTATTACGAAGTTTGGTCAGTCGGTTGATTCTTGGCGTCAGAAAATCCGCGAAGTTCAAAGCGCCACTGGTACCTATAGCCTTCGGGCTACAAATAGAGAATGGACACGAGGAATCGTGACGTTCACTACTTGGAATACCTCTAAAAAGCGTACTGAGCATCATATGATCAGTGACGTTATTTTGCTACATGGTAGCATTCCTAACGCCCCTGTTCTTCCCTCTATCGATACCGACACGGAGGCACGAATCAAATTCTGTCAGAACTACCGAAATAAGACCCGGTCTTTTTCGACTGGGACCTTCCTAGGTGAACTGAGAGAAACGATTCATATGATACGCCGTCCTGCTGAGGCTCTCCGGAAGGCAATTACCACGTATTCTCTTGCAGCTAAGAAAGCTGTAAGGCGTGTCCGTAATGCCAAGAAGGCTGCCAAAGCAATAACGGGTACATGGCTCGAGCATTCGTTCGGTTGGAGACCTCTCTTTGGAGATGTTGACGACGGAATGAAGGCCCTTGCTGGTTTGCCTCAGGTTTCTGGTGAGGTTGTTACTGGTTTTTCCAGCACTACCTACACCGGTCCTGTTGAAACTTACCAGGAAGACACCGCCTCTATTACCATTAAGGCTAGGTTTGTGCCTAGGACTTTTGGTTATACGCGGTATGTGGGCTTTGTAGGGTACGAGTTAAGTAACTCAGGTGCTAGGAGTTGGAATCAGAATTGGGGTATCACCCTATCTGATTTCGCCCCGACCGCCTGGGAGCTTTTCCCGTACTCGTTTCTCGTCGATTACTTCTCAAATATTGGGAATGTGATTGACGCTGCCAGTCTCGGCCATATTGACTGTCGCTGGGGGAGCAAATCTCATGTTACAGATGGTAGCAGACTCTTTCTGAGTGCTGCTATCACAGGTAACCAGTATGCTTCTTCAGCTAAGTTTCAGGCCGGTGTCTGTGCTTTGTCTCCGCCTCATCTGTCAAATTACGAATTCGTTCGGACACAGTTCTTTGCCATCGATGTCGGTTTATCCGACATTAGGGTTAAAGTTCCGGGTATCGATGATTGGCACAAATGGGCCAACATCGCTGCCCTTGCGATCGAAAAAGTTCTTTGACTCCTTCAACCACTTCAATCCTATGGATGTAAAACACTATGACCGTTTCGGTCTCTTCTCCGGTCACTGGCTCAGCCCAAACCGGTCTCACTAGCCCCACCTATACGGTGGTTGTGGACACTCCGCCCAATGCTTATTCTAAGCAGTATGCTGTTACCGCCACTGGCGGCACACAGACGGGGGTGGAGGTTCATGGAGCGAGCAAGCCCTTCACCATCACGTTTTCCCGGCCTCAGAATGTGCGCTCTGCGCCCGTTCCTAATCCGGTAACTGGTGTGATGGGTCCTTCGCCGCGGAACGTGTATACGGTCCTCACCCGAAAGGGTGTTGTTCCTGGTGTGAACCAGAATCCTCAGATCATGACTATCCGTACGGAAATTTCCGTTCCGGCTGGTGCTGATCTTCAGGAACCAGAAGACGTTCGTGCAGCAATGAGCCTTCACATTGGTGCACTGACCCAGCAGTCTGCTGGTGTTGGTGATACCTCTGTGACGAATCTCCTGTAAGGGCGATTCGTATGTCAAAATAGCCCTACTTCTGTGAAGAAGAAGGTCTTTTTTGAATTGGCCCGGGCAATTACTTATTTGCTAGCCTACTGGTTAGCTTCTAAGGGTTACCCGCCGATCCATTGATCGTATTGCTGTATTGCGGAGGGCTCCATGGACGTATCGTCCGTTGCTCTTTTCTCCTACTTGCTAGATGACCTTTACGGTTTTGACCGTTCTGGGCCTTTACCGGTTCCGGACGTGATGGATCGCGAAGCTTCGCCCGATGCAGTGGTCAGGTATAAACTGTACTCTTCGTTGTTGAAAAAGTTCAACGATGAGGTTGCAGTAGATGCTGACGACCGTTGCCTGGAAAAGTTTCTTGATGCCAACTGGCGTTCAGAGACCTGGCAGTTGAATTGTCGTAATAGGGAGGATGAGGAATTAGTCGGTAACTGGAAACGGTTTATCGATGATTTCTTTACACCTTCCGGCGAACTCTTGTGGGACTCCTACTTTGACCTGCTTAAGGCAGGCAGAGCAGGCCCTGGAGCTAGCTTGAGGGCAAACGGGGAGGACTTCTATACGAAGTTCTTCGCGTCTCGTCTTACGACTACGTCATCTTTCTTGTATGAAACATACAACGAGTTTGCTAGTTGGTTCCCTACTTGGCGTGATGCCGAGATATCTCGTTCAGTCACGCATGGGAACTTTAGTCTTACTCGAAGTAGCTCCATCACCTTCGTTCGGAAGTCACGCGATATTTCCCGTTCCATTTGTACTGAACCTTCGCTGAATATGTTTTATCAGCTCGGTCTTGGTACAATACTGGAGGACCGTCTCAAGAGTTTCTTTGGAATCTCTTTCGATGTCCAACAGGAAAGGAATAGGCAGCTCGCTTGTAGGGGCAGTATCGACGATTCAGTTTCTACACTGGATCTAGAATCTGCCTCTGACTGCGTCTCCTTGAATTTGTGCGCATGGGGCTTGCCGGAGTACGTCTTTGACGTGCTCTTGCAGCTCCGTACGCCCTATACTAGGGTCCGCGGTCAAGAGCTGAAGCTAAACATGGTTTCTACTATGGGGAATGGTTTTACATTTCCCTTGCAGACTATCATATTTAGCTGTATCGTTCAAGCTGCAGCGCGACAAGTTGGTTTCCAACTTACTCGTGCTGATAGCCTTGACCCTAACTGGGGTGTCTTTGGCGATGACATCATTTGCCCGCGAGTAATCGCGCCGCAGGTGATTCGTCTCTTGGACCTCCTTGGGTTTTTGGTTAACAGCTCGAAGTCCTACGTAGTAGGACCGTTCCGTGAATCTTGTGGTGCTGACTTCTTTAAAGGAGTCAACGTCAGGGGAGTCTATCTTAAGACCCTTCTGACCCCACAGTCACGGTACGTAGCCATTAATCTGTTGAACGAGTGGACTGCTAGAACAGGGATCACCCTGCCTCGTGCAGTAGGCTATTTGGTTGATAGTGTGAAGGTATTAGCAATACCCGCACACGAGCAACCCGATGCCGGAATTCGCATGCCTGAATCGCTCGTCAGGGGACAGGGGTTTTACAAGAGTAAGAAGCAACGATATCTATATCGCTGCTTCGAACCTGTAAAAACCTGTCTTTCTGTTGACGATTCCGGTTATGTGACCACACCGTCTGTCCGTTACAAGCGGATAAGGCGTCGGACCCAGAATCCTTTAGGACTCTGGATCTCTTTCCTCAGCGGCTACGTACGTAATATGCGGATACTGCTCCCCCTTAAACAAGGTGAGCAGCCCGTATACCGGACGAGGATGAAGGTTTCCCCGTTTTGGGGGCCTTCGTCCGAACAGCTGTCGGTTGCCGGCGGCTGGGATTTTTGGAAGCGGTGGAATTCCG